ATCCTTAAAGTTTTGAATTGCTCAACTTCTAAACCTTTTTCGCCAAATTTTACCAAATTGTTAATTGCTTTATATTCCAACCCATCTTTGTAATTTTTACCAGAAACTTGTTTCTTTGCTAATTCTAATTCAAACCCTTTTACTCGTTCTTCTAACTCTAAAGATTTTTTTTGTTCTGCAAGCATGTCAGCAACAATTTTTGCATTGTGTTCGTCATGAGCAAGTAAAGTTTTTTCAACTTTCTCGCTGATTGCTTTTGTTTGCGCAGATTCTTGACCGTATTGGTCAACACTTTTTCGTAAAGCTTCTACAGCTTCTTTTACTTCATTTGGTGTAACATCCATTACAATTCCTATTGTGTTATTAAATTTTAATATATTTTAAAGATTCTAAAACAGAACCCCATCCTTTTTTTTCTTCAACATCACGTCGTTTGGCTTCGGCATCAACACCAAGACCTTTTTTAATAAAAGAAATAAAAGTTTTAGCATCATTGTTGCTAAATTTTACCCCTTCAATAAACATTTTTTCAATGTCTCTTATTTTTGATTCATCGAAATCACTTATTTTAAAAGCTTTGCTTTTTAAAACGGCTTGATCGTTCATCGGGAGAGTGACAAGTGATCCTTCCCATAATTTGACCTTTTTAAGAAATGAAACGCCATCTTTAAAAATTACATCACTTGACTTAACACTATACCCGATTGACATGCTTTTAATTGAGCCAATTTTCATTTGAGGAATAACTCTATCAGAAACAAATTTATCGTCTTTTGGCAACCTCCCCTTGACATACAATCCGTTTTGATCTTCCACAACGCTATCATAAACCCCAAGAGGTTCGTCACTTTTGTGCATCCAAAATAAATGAGGTATAAGCTCTTTTAATGATTCTGCAAAAGCACCTTTTTCAATCACATCTCCACCCCTATCGATGTTCCCAAAGGTTGACAAATACCCTTCAAACCAAAAATACTTTTCATCTTCTTTGAAAGTTTGTTCTTTAAAATCTACAGTTTTATATTTTAATTCCATCTTAATCTTTCCTTTCTATTGCAGACGCATAATGATGCGTGATTTATTTTTTGAGGAATTATTTTTACAATAATTTAGTTGTCATATTCTCACTCTTACTATTTCATAAGTTGAACTGCACCTACACCCAACAATATTCCATGCCGTAGCCCCCAGACTTGTATCGCCAGGTGCTTGTAATAATTCCCCGCCAACAACAAACGGTTCTGTCAATATTTTTCTTTGTCCATTCGCAAATGCGTGTGCGCTTCTAACTTTACTATCCCCAACAGTTCTCCAAACTTTTTTAGTTAGTGTTCTTAATGTAATCGCCCCCAGCCCCAAAACTTTTTCCGGTGGTAAACCAGATAAAACACTTGCTTCCATTATTTTCGTAGTCTCTGCACTCTTTTGCGTTTCCGTTATAGCTATATTTTTAGCTCTAGGTTTGTAATATCTTCTAAAAAAAGTAGCAGATCCTACGGCTAAATTATAATTATTAATTGGCTCTTCCTGGGCAATTAGCAAATCTTTTGCTTTCTGTAAAGAACTATTAAAGTTTTTATTATTTGTTTCACTAATCAAAAAAGCGTTATCGCTCGCCTTTAAATCTCTCCACCTCGTTAATGAATTATTAAAAAGAACCTGCTCCTTATCTGAAAGTTCTTGATCTTCCTCCGATAAAGAATTTTCTACTCTTCCAGAAAAACTTTCTTGAACACGAACATAATGTTTTTTTAAAACAGACTCAAAATCAGACTTAAATCTGAAAGCATTTTCATGATTGCCATTCGCCAAAATATACTGCGAGTTTTCTTTATTTATTCTGTTAAAGAGACTTGTCAACTCTTTTGTGAAAACAGTTTCTAACTTTATTTTTAATTTTTCATCTTGTTCTGCAATCTGTTTAGGTTGCATTATTATCGTCTGTAAATAAGTCGTCTCCAACTGGTATCAAGTTTGCAGCTTGATAAAGAGTGTCGCCATTTTCTAGTGGCTCTCTATTCGGCATGTCTGACCTCAACTCGTTTATCGTTTCAATTCCTATTTCTTTTCTAGTTTTAACTTGTGCGATTTGCCGTGGTTGCAAAGGCTCAATTGTTTCAGGATTATAAGTAATTTTTACTATTTTGGAATTTTTTGGATCCTTAAATCTTGGCAATAAAAAATCACTCAATCCAGAAAATATTTTAGTAAAAGCAGGAAGAACGGCACTATCATAGAAGAACTCAATACTTTTTTCGAAATTATTGAACGAACTTGCCTCTGTTGTTATCAACGGTAATGGAATTTTATAACGCATGTAGATTGTTTTTGCAGCTAATTGTTCTAAAATTGCATAGTCCATATCTTTATTAGAAATCGACATTTCTTTAACAGCTTCAATATCAGCATTCGATATGATTACTGCTTTCCCAGCATTTTCGGGGCCCATTAGTTGGTCATTTATCATCGATTTTCTTTCTCGATGCTTATCATCGTTGAGCCCGTCAGGATCTTTGAATGCAAACAACATTGAAGGACGCCCTCCGCTAGTTAGCGTGCTTAAGTTATGCAACTTTCCTTTTATTAGTTGACGTGCCTCATTTGCGGCACTTTGGAGAAATGAATCTCCTAATAATTGGCTTGAACCAGAGGAATAGCCTTTAATATGATAAAGTTGTTTTAAATTGCCAGAATAAAAGTTGATTTTTTTATTTATTTGGCTTCTTTCAAAGTTGCCAATTACAACACCTCGGTTTACGAGATACGACAAGGGATAAGTGTCACTAGCTTCTTGAACAGTAATGTTTTGTTGTTGAAGACTCCATAATTCAATAGGTTTTGAATTGACATCTCCGATAGCTACGCAAAAAGTATTATTATTCAATAAAAAATTAGAGAAAATTGTTTCAATAAAATCTTCATAATTGTCGAAACTATTTGGATTTTTTATGAAATCTAATATTTCATGTTCTGAAATATACTCTCCTGTTTTTGTTTGTAGTACTGGTGAAATTTGTTTGACTGCGCCAACAATCATATCAACCGCCGTCGCTATCGCTGCGGTGTTTTTATAAAAAAATTCTGCTTGGGTAGCGGAGACTGAGCTTCTCCCCGACAAGATATAATCTAAATATGATCTGTCGTTTGATACGTAACTTTTCTTCTGAGGAACTTGTATATTTTTTGAATTAGAAAACCAAGATGACGGCTGAAAAATATTCAATTTTTGTCCAAAAAATGATAGAAAAATGACGTTTGAATTGAAATTATCCGATCGTTCTCCCTAATGTCAACTTTTTTTTGTAATTGAGTGTTAAACGAGCATTTTACGAATATTAACGGGATGGTAACACATCATGATTGCGTCAGCAATATTTGGGGACTTAGTACCTTCGGGAGTTTTGTCAACAATTATTTTGCCTTGAGAGTTTGTTGTGTAAGTTGGTTGCGTTAATTCTTTTTTTATTTGTGTTAGTTTTTCTAAATCTGAATCAATGCTAATAATATCATCTAACGAATATTCTTCCCCATTCTTCACCATTTTAAACGTTTTTTCAAAGCGATTTCGCAGGCACCACCACCCTTGTGCTTTTAGATTCTGATAAAAATCTTTATTTTTAGGAGTGCTTTTATCAAATCTTATTACGTTCCCGTCCGCTCTTAGAGGGGAATTAGACGCATTCCAAGCGATGACATTTAAATCTTTCGGCAACACGTTATCTTTAATCATTCTGTTCGTTTCAGATTTAACAGCTGCACCAACACCAATACAATCGTATTGCAAATTAATAATATCATTTGTTATGCAAACGCCAATCACTTGCCTTGTTGCATTCCCAGGATCGCCATGAGCCCATTCCTTGCAGTCTTTTAGCAAAATGCCATGTCTCCAAGCCAAGGCATGTTTGTCTTTCCCTTCATTTGCCACGTCAAACCCAGCGATTCGTTCTCCGGTCGGTTCAATATTTAATTTTTTATGTGCGTCTATTGCTGCGTTTATCCATTCTAATTTAATTAAAACTCCTTCTCTGGATGCTGAAATATCACAATCAACCTCACGCCTGAATTCTACAAGTAAGCCCTCTCTTTTTGCTTTTTCCTCCCTTAAATCATACCATTCTTGAGTTTTATTCGGGTTGTCATACCACCTTAACTTAAAAATCCTGGTTTCTCCTTTTGCTATTTCTTTCCCTCGCTCCCATTCAACTCCTGTTTCAACTTTATTCTGAAAAATAGAATTTGGATTGTTGATCGTTGACACGTCAATCTGAACGTTAGTGTTATCACCTAAAGCAGCTTCAATTCTAGATGGCCGCTCGTAAAATGCAGATTCGTCTTTGAAAAAGATCGTTTTTCTTCCCCCTCTCCCAATGTTATCGCCAGACTCGCCAGTAATCGTAGAATTGTTTTCTGGATTAATAAATTTCATGTAAGTTCCGTGCTTCGCTTCAATGTAACCACTCGGCTTAAAAAAACTTGGCAAATTTTTAATCATGATTCGCATTTTCTCAAAAATGCTATCAGGATCGCCAACCCTATCAACGAGTAATTCTTTTCTCGACCCCCACCCTATTGACACGCCATCATGGAACAACCACATCCAAACTGTAAACGCACAACACACGTAAGTGGCTCCAACATCCCTTGATTTTTCAATAACTCCATTTTGTTGTCCATTATAGCAATCGAATAAAAACCCCACTAATTCTTTTTGCTTCTCGAAAAGCAAAAATGGCATTAAAGTTGGCAAATTTTTTGATGCGTTTCTTGGATCGTAAGTAACAACCCAATCGTTTATAAATTCTGCGGGGAGGGTTGCGTAATATTTTTTAGCACTTGCGATTAGACGATCATCATTTTTTAATTTTAAAAATATCTCAACTCGTCTATCAAAGGTTTTGGAATATATATTGCTGGTTTTTTGAGCTGCATTATCGTTTTGCATTTGTTATTTTTTAATTGCTTCGGCATATAAACTACAGCTTTCTTCAACATAATTATTCTGTTGTTGATTGCTATTCTGTATCTCAACCAAAGGCTTATTGTGTAATGTCGCATGAGTTTTTGTTGCAATGATATTAAGTTTGACAATATCGTTGAGACTGTCGACCGCATT